AAAGAACAGATGCTCCCGGAGATGCGCTAGGACATTCGCGTAGCCACCAGGATTATTGACCTTTGCATCCTGACCTACTTCAGACTTCAGCCAGGATTTGCAAATCTCGGCTTCAATGTCATTATTGTCCAAGTCAGATACAACAGGGACAGTAGAGACCAAGCCCCTAGGATTATTAGGATTCGGAGGAACTTGTTGAGGCTCCGCCCTGATGAGGAGCGAAATCTCCATAAGCTGCTTATTACGATCGTCATCACCAGGAATATATAGTTCAGGAACACCAATGATAGAAGCAACAAGACTGGCATTCTCCGGATGAGAGATGACGGTCGAGACTTGGGGGTCCTTCATCTGGATGAGATTGAGAATTGCATCCTTTTTCTGCGCCCATGAGACTGGGAAGTTCTCAGCAATCTCAGGTTCAACACGAGAAGTGCTTCCCTGCAAATCTGCCTTACGAATCCAGACGTTCATGAAGTTAGAGCCTTGCTGTTGTACGTATCGCTCATCTTCCTTCATGTTTTCGACTGTGCTATCTACAGCCTTGCCCATGATCTTGGCCCACCACTCTTGAACAATGAGCCATGTCGTAGATAGACGTTGCAGAGCGGAAGCTTTTGAAAGCTCGTACTCGCGTGCAGTCCCGCCACCACCCTGTAGAGTACCCCCATAGATACTCGGATAGGTTCCTTGGACGAACTGTGCAGCCTGAGTCACACGCTCTGCAAATTGGTCAACCTCTCGAGAAAGTGTAGCAGCCTTCATCTCGTAGAAGCCGGATGCAAGTCCCTGTCCTGCGGGAGCAGTTGCCTCTGAAATCTGTCCAGGCCGTGCTTCTTGTCTCTGATATGCATCGAAGTCGATTACGCGACCATCTGCAAATGTCTCAGGGATTCCGAATTCTACTGTCTCCAACGTCAGATTCGCCAGCTCATTCGTCATGTCCTGCAAAGGGACGAGCGAGGAGCCTAACGGATTAGCATGGAGAGATTCAGCAACAGGATTCTCAGAGATAGTCCAGCGTTTATCGAGGTCATCCTTTACAATCTCAACGACTAGAGAGTTATTCAGGACGACAACGTAGATGCCATCAGGATATTGCGCGCGTAACTTCTTAACGAGAATTGGCTCTGCAATGATTCTTGTATTCAGCGCCCACGGACGGAGCCAAACCCTCTGGACTGTGACAAGATTCCTCGGGAAGTCATTCTTGTAATTCGTTGGAACACGAGCTTCCTTATCATAGCCATCGGGATATTGTCCAGCAGAGATGCGATCGATGAATTCCGGATAGATTTCCTGAATGAGGGACAAATCCTCCTCAGTTTCCAGGATGAGATAAGGGGTTGAGAACTGGTCACGGCACCAAAGTGGAATCTTGACGTTGAGTGGCCCATAGATTTCAAGGCACTCTCGATTCTTTGGCTCCGAGTTCTCACCTATCTGAGTCCTCTGCATCTCATTCGTGTGCTCCATCTCAGGAGTGACTGTCTGTCCACACTGCGGGCACTGTTGTGGTTCCGGAAGTGGGACGTTACCACTCGTCGGATCATGGGTGTCAGTTCCAAGATCGAACCCACAATTAGGACAGTAATGATTACGATGTAGGAGATTAACGTCAGCATAAGCAGGCGTCTTAATTGAGCCGAATCTGTAGTCAGCTTTATTCTCATTGTAGCAGGCGACCATGCCCTGGTTATAGAGAATAAAGAGAGACTTCATCAAAAGAAGGCGAGCCGTGTTCTGCCTCTGAATCAGCTCAGCCAGCTTCGACTTAGCCTTAGCAGCCTGGACATCTTCTGCGCTGTCTGCATCCTCTGGAAAGAATCGAACATTTGGGATTCCAGAAGATAGAGCGCCAATGAAGATTTCTCCATGCGCTTTGTAGATATTGATTACCTTCGCATGAACAGCCGGATCGATATCGGAAGTTGGGTCATCACTGATAATGTCATCAGCGGTTCGCCAGTCATGGGCAACTTCATCCCAGGCAAGATACTGTAGGTCGTTCCAGTAGTTGAGGTGCTTCCGGCACTTCTTGACTAGGCCATAGCGGACGAATTCTTCTGCACGGTTGTAGTCCTGGATAATAGATAGAAGTAGAGTAGCTTCTTCTGTATCGGGGAGGTCAACCTTCGGCGCAACATCATTGATAACGTCCATGTCAGACGTCTCGGGAGTGAGAGGCTGACCAGGCTGCATAGGCGGAGGAGCAGGTGCAAGGACAGGAGCATGAGGATTCTGCTCAACTGTCCCAGTCTGCATGTCAGCCATATCGTGCGCGAGAAGCTGGCCCGATTCAGGATCTTCTACGGTGCTCATTATTTAGCCTGTTTCTCGTTGCGTGTATCCACTCTCGACTCTACTTCAGCCTCAAGCTCCGCTCCGACTTTCTTCCAATACGCTTCTTTCTGGTCCGCTTCGAACTTCGCTTTGACACTGGGCCATGACCTAGGGGAATTTCTAAGACGCCTTGGCTCATCTGGCTCTGTCGAACTTGGCTTGTGAACTGTCCGATTAAGTCCGAGAAGAGAGTCGATACGCGCGTCGTTCTTCGCATATGTTTGCTCCATCTTCTCTACAGCCTCATCATAGCGTGCTCGAGAAGTAATGAGTTCATACTCAAAGGCTTTCAGTTTAGTCTCCATCTCTACATGCAATGCTCGGAGCTCTTGAAGCTTGCCTAGAGCATACGCACGGAGTTGAGACTTACGAAGGCCTAAAACGAAATCGACCTCCCTGTCGAGTAGCATGTCGTGCTGATAGTCTCGACGCGGAGAAGCGGCCATTTCGTTTTGCCACGGAGTCTGTTCTCTGTCGAAACTCCTTGTCGTAGGCTGCCATTCTTCGATTGTAGGTGTTCCAGTCACTGGTCTGCTCGAAGTCCTGAACGATTTTAGCCAGCTCAGAATGTTTCGTGGCTTCAGAGAGTGAAAGATTGTTGATATAGTCATCTATGGCCTTGATGAAATAGCGTCCGCCGTCGTAAGCATCGTCACCCACGAACTCAGCCACATCCTCTGCGCGCTTGCCTTCCTTCTCTGCATAGACGCACGCCGGAATGATCTTACGGAATTCTTCGCACGACTCGCAGACCTGAAGTCTTGGGAGGTTCGTTTCGACTTCTTCCTCCCTAAAGAGGTTCGTGTACTCTTTATACGCATCCGGTCCGTGATTGCGGAGGATCTTAAAAGCCTGGTCCTCATCGTAGCCTGATGCTGGGATAAAGGAGACCGGCCGAGGAGACCATCGAAGGAATTCATGCATGAGGGCTTTTCCACCGAGGCGGTCATTATCTGCCTTCTCGAATGGTAGTCCTGTTGCTTCGATGATCTGCTCTGCAAGTGTCTTTTCCTCTCCACGATGTCCCCAGGCTGACGGGTCTAGTTTACATGAGACGATACTATCTCGTTCCGGCTGAGATATACGAGCAACATCTGCTCCCCAGACACTAATGTTCGTGCGTTCCCACACTCGCTCTCGATAAAGTATGGCTCGTTTGTCCGGTGTAACAACGCCCCAACCAACCCAGGTTCGTCCAGGATGATATCCCCAGTCGCAAGCCACGATTCGAGGCAGATACGCGGGGGGACTGATATTTGAGATAACGTGACAAGCGTTGGCTGGCTCGTCTGGAAACTTTGCACCGTAATGTGGATCTCGCCACTCGGTGAAGACCTGACCAGCAAAGACCCACCAGTCTCCAAGAACTTTAGCCCTATAGTCTGCTGTAGATAGGAGCTTAAGACGCTTGATATACCCCGGGTCTTTCTCCATGAGATAGGGATTGTCAGTAAGCAACGCACGTATGAAAATACGGCTCGACTCAGACTCCCTATCATAGATTCTCTTACCTCCGGCTGGCGCTGGCTCAATGAAATGTTTCCTTACCCAAAGATGACCGATGTTCCCAGGATTAGTTGCACTCCGGATAATAGGAGGAACGCCACTAACAAGAGAACGAACACGAGAGGTAAGATACATGTAGACGTCTCGCTCGAAGTGAGTAAGCTCGTCAAAGCCCATGTATTGATACTCAATCGTGTCATGCTCGTATGCGTCCCGGATGTTGCCTACGTATGAGAACTTAATCTTCGCGCCAGATGGAAACGTGGCGATATGTTTAGACGCATCATAGCTTGCGCCTAGAGCTTTATAGATTGGAAGAGATCGTAGAATGAGTGAAGATTCTAGTTGAGGAAAGGTCTCGCGGAATAGAACACCGTGAAAACCTGGCTGCTCGTGAAAGCCATAGATAATAGGGAGCATGTAGAGTAGCTCTGACTTTCCGCCACCTACCGCTCCTCCGTACAAAGCCTCAAAGAAAGTCCAAGGGATCTCTATGAATTCGACCTGCTTGGCGTGAGGCTTCCAGACTCTATCGTATCTTCCTATCTCTGCTACAGGCATTTCATTCGATCACGCCAGCCATACCATCTCTGTAGGCTTCGAGCTTTGCAATGAAATCCTTCGCTTCGCCATGAGTGAGGTAGAAGGTAGTCGTATTGAAGATTACAGTGCAATGCTCATTGCTATCGGTCGGTGGGTCAGTGATAGCAACAAATGTCTTGAGATTAGCAGTTACGAGATTATGTTCCCGATCGAAGAAAGATATTAGATGCAAGATATTAGCTCCTATTTTTTCTTACCGAAATTCGGCAGAGACTCCGGCACGCGCGATGCTCCCTTAGCCTGACTGCGATGTGGCTTAGAGGCTTTTCCGCGCGTCGGTTGGTCTGTGTCAATGGTTCCGATGTTACCTTTCGGGACTCCACTTCCCTTAGGCATCATGGATGTTAATGTGAGCTTTGCCATTCGATTCTCCTTTATTTATCTCAATCACGGTGGGAGAGGGCGTGGCGTCCCCCTCCCTTCAGACTAGCCAAGTTAGTCCGCCGTGATATCGGTCGACATGCTCTTCAGACTCACCGGGAGGCTACTACCGATAAAGTCTCAGGGCTTTGGCGACCAGATTCCTAGAAAGCTCGATAAGTGCCAGAGACGCTAAGCGTATTCATGAGCGTATCATTAGATGTTGCCTCCCGGAAAAGAAATCCGTTTACAATGATCTGCGCGCTCATGAATGGATTCGGCACAAAAAACGGGTACGATAACGGAGTCACGTCGAGCGATAGGAAAAAGTTGTCTTGCGTCGTAGCGAGTTCAATGACATACGGCAGCGACGTTACAACCTGCGTCAAACCATCTACCGGGTTGGCATATCGTATACGTGCGCTACTAGCATTGCCACTGACTCGAAACTCAATAGATGTTCTACTGGGCGCGGTCGGAGCTGGAGGAGTTACTTGATAGACAGTATCTCCACATGCTGCTACTGTCGTAGCTAGAAACAACCCTAAGATGATAGATAGTCTTTTCATTCTGTCTCCTGTTTACGCTGTTAGAGATTTATTACACCACACTCATAGGTAGCCACAAAGCTAACTATGGTAAATCCTGCTACAATTTGTGCAGATGGGGCAATTGAAACTCTTGCGTGAGTTTGGGTTATAGCTACTACATTCTCAGCAAGCATTGCAACAGCACAAACTTTCTGTCCAGGATTCGATATTGTTCCCATTGAAAGACTGGAGTAGTTCGGACTGAAAATCTTAACCGGAGCAATAAGACTCAGAAAGTTAACTGGAGTTGCACCAACTAGCTCTGACAGATTAGAGATGATGAGATTCCAGAAGATAGTATTACCTACCCTCATGTATCTATTCACCTGGATATCGTCTTTAGTTAACTTCCATGTTAAAGTTCCCGAGTTGAAGTTAGCAAGATTGAATGGAATGTTCTTCCATCGACCAGCCTCTAAAGCTGATGCTTGGACATTGCCGCGGCTGAATTGTTCTTGTCCCATTACTCTACCTTAGCTAGTTGATGAAGATGGCTTGCGTAAACTCTGCTGCTGCCGCGACTCCTGAAGCTTGCTGGAACGTCGCACCGATAGCTCCACAATAATTCGTGGCATTAGCAATTGGGTTCCTAGTAGTCTTAGCCGTCTCGAATAAGTAGCCCATTGTAACTTTAGGAGAATTAACGGAAGGCACAAGAATAAATGGAGCTGATACTCCCGGTGCGACTGGAACTTCAGAGGAGCCAGAGCCAATGATTACAAGCTCATTATCGAATGCCTCTACTAGATCTCCAGTAGCTACGTTATTATTCGGGTAGCTTCCTCCGGCAGTATTCCCTCCAGCGGAAGCATCGAATCCGGCTGCTTTAGCTCCAGAGAAGCAAAGGACTTTGAAGTCAATTAGATCATTACCTAATGACATAAAGCCATGCGCTGGACCTACACTAGTCGGGAAGCAATAGAACATCTTCTGCCAAGAGACGCTATCACCTACAGTAAATCCCCCAAGGCCCGTCCAGATATTTCCTTTACTATCAGAGAACACAGCCCCATCGAATTTATAGTGAACGTGAGCTACAAAGAGGTCGCATCCTGTAGTATCAATTCCAGCAGAAGATACATTAGGAGCAGAGCCGCTCGCGTCTACTGATGTCTTGAATAACCAGGGCATTATGCTGGCTGTACTTTCAGACTGATGCTCAGTCTCTTGATTGAGGTTACTGAGTCAATATTGAAAGCAAGAATATCTCCAGCAGCTACAGTCTTATTCCAGCCTGTCAGAGTAGAGTCTTGTGCTTTGAGCGCGGCTGAGATTGTTGGCTTGGCTGAGGCAGTAATTGTATCTGCGACTACGGGAGGATAATTGGCGTAAGTATCTTTCCAAATATCTACTACGACCGAGCCGGAGACATCTGCAAGGAGAGTAGCTGAGAGAATTGTGCAAGCATAAGGAACTTCTAGATATCCCTTAAGTCCTGTAGTGAGAACTGAGCCGTTACCGTCTATTACGTATTGAATGGAGCGAGCTAATGGAGCAGCATTACTAGATACAACCCTCCAATTAGTTCCATC